AAAAGAGTCAAGAAGGCATGACAGAAGACCAGAAAACAATCGCAAATTTAACAGACCAGGTTAGCAACTTATCTAAACTGGTACAGAGCTTGAGTGAAACGACTGTAAAGTCAAAAAGGGAAGCCACGATTAAAGATGCACTGTCTAAGGCAGGGCTGAAAGAGGGTTTTTCCAAATTTATTACAGTGGAAAAAGATGAAGACATTCCGGAAGCAGTAGAGAACTTGAAAAAAGAGGTCTTGACACTGCAACAGGAAGAAATAGACAAGAAGCTGAAAGATGGCGGAACACCTTTAAAGGGACAATCTGCAGGAACTATCGAAGAAGAAAAAGCTAAGGAATATGCAAAACAGCGAAACGAAGGGGCTGCAGGACAACCATTTCAGGGTAAGGAAGTCATAGAAATCAACAAAGGGAAAGACAATAACAACAACAATAAACAATGAGTAAATGAGGTGAAAGATAATGAGTTTACAAATCACTAAAGATAGCGGATCTGTTTATGATCCAGTGTTTTTAAAAATCTTAGAAGATATACCTGGCGGAGTTACTGTTAAAACCGACAGATTTCCTGATGGTATAACTGAACTCAAAAAAGGTGCATTGCTGAATGCCGATGCTTCCAGTGCAGGTTTATACAATGTAATCAAAACCGTAAGGCTAACTGCTGCTACTGTTTCAGGGGCAACTGTTTTGGCTGTAGAACCGGAAGACCACTTGTTTAAGGTGGGCGAATTTATATACCTGTATGGGGCAACCGCTTCAACAATTACCAGAGTATCTGCTACAGCTATTGCCGTAGGAACTGCTACACCAGGTACAGCCGGTGCAGCTTCAGGAGCGGTTTTATATGAAACTGCCACTATTGCTACTGCAACTCCAATGCACAGTGCAGATGCTATTTTGAGAAACAATATACAGGTTAGAGACGATGAGGGGAATCTGCTGGACAATTTATTTGCAGGGGCTGTTGTAAGAGGAACTGTAGATGAATCCGAATTACCCTATTTTGTAACTACCGCACAGAAAACAAGCTTAACCGACAGAATAAGGTTTGCTTAGTAATATGATGACAAATAATTAATTAAATACGAATTATGAATGAGGTGAAACATAATGGAATACTCACTTTTAAAAGAGATAAACAAAAAGAATCTGCAGGCATACTTGAATGAACGAGTATTTGAGAAACTGTATTGGCCTACATTCTTTCCTTTAAAATCCACTCCGTTTTTAACTTATGAAACTTTAATAGGAAGTAAAGGGAATCGTGTAGCAGCCGATGTAGTTGCTTATGATGTGTCTGCACCATTAAAGACCAGAAGGACTGTTAGTAAACTGGCCGGAGAAATTCCGTCCATCAGAATGAAAAAGAAAATGACTGAGAATGACTTGAATACTTATAACATTTTAAAAGCTCAGGCATCTCCGGATCAGCAGGCTATTTTGGATTTAGTTTTTAATGATGTTGATGATGTTGTTGACGGTGTAAATGCCAGAATGGAATGGTTAGTTTTTCAGGCATTATCCAAAGGTAGTGTTAGTTTAAGCAGAACTACCAACGCAGGCGGTGTTGTAACAGAAGAAGCCATTGACTTCCAGTTGCCAGATGACAATAAGAAAACAGCATCTGTTGTTTGGACTGCTGCAGTAAGTACAACCAAACCTATTACCGATATTGAAACTGTAATGAGTGCTGCGGGTGATTTAGGGCTTAAACCGAGATATATACTGATGAACCGTTCCAAATGGGTAGAGTTTAGGGCTTCTGATGAAACAAAAGACTTTGTTGCCCCTTATGCTTTATACGGCGGGACAAGAAAGAAAAGAGCTCCAAGTTTAGCAGTGGCTAATGAAGCTTTAGAATCTGAAGGATTGCCAATTATCGTGTTGATAGATACCAGAATAAGCTATGAAGATGTAAATCATACTATCGTATCTGTTGACCCCTGGTTAGACGCTTCCGGAGCTGACAGGTATGTTACTTTCTTGGAAGACTTAAAATGCGGTGATATGCTTTATGGCCCAATTGCTGAAGAAACTAACCCACCTAAACAGGTAACACAGGCTAAGAAAGGCAATATACTCGTTTCCAAGTGGAGCGATGTTGACCCTGTTGCTGAATATACCAAAGGTGAAAGTAATGTTTTCCCAAGCTGGCCAACTGTAGACAGAGCTTTAATTTTAGATACCGAACATACAACTACTTGGGGAGCATAAGAACTGAGGTAAAGGAGCAGTAATTGACAAATTTAGAGGCTTTGCAATCACAAACTGAATATAGTAACGATAACTTGCTGGAGAAGATTCTGCTTGATAACGGATTGACAGCCAGTGCAACTTATGCGGCAGGTAATTCTAAGGATATAGACTTATGTGCCGCATCCTTATATTTTACTTTGGCTGCCCATCCTGAATTTAGAGACGGATCAACTTCAATAAAGTATAACGCAGCCCAGTTAATTGCTATGGCAAGAGCTATACTGCAAAAATACGGTCTTGATGAACCGACAGTAGACGGAGCTGCAATATGGTAATACAGAGATATCCCCATACGGCAACTATAAGTTATCACACTCCAGGGACATTCAACACTGTTGGAGCTTATGCAGAGGGTACGCTGGTTACGATAAGTATAAGCTGCAACATACAGCCTAACAACAGCAGATACATTATAACCGAAAGCGGGGATATGATTGGCTATAGCTATTTTATAACTGCACCATTGTTTGACGATGTTGATAACGTTCCTAAAGATGCAAAACTGGAGTTTTTTGACAAAGAGCATGTGTTGTTACATTTGTTTCCGTATCAAAACCATGTAGAAATGAAGGTATAAAGTCAATATGCCGTTAATACCAGGATTCAAAGGACAGGATACAGACAGACAGATTGACCAGTTTGTTATGAGCATTGAAGAACGGATTATCATGACACTTGCTATGGTTGGTGAGCAGTTTGTAAACGATGCCAGAAATACCAGAACTTATCAAGACCAGACTGGCAACCTGAGAAGCTCAATCGGTTATATTATCGCAAAAGACGGACATGTTGCAGTTGAAAATGTAGAAGGCAAGGCTGAAGGTAAAGCTCAGGCAAAAAGAATTGCAAAGGAAATACTGCAGGAGAATAAACAGGGTTTTGTACTAATCGGAATTGCAGGCATGGGTTATGCAGCAGCGGTAGAGTCTAAAGGTTATGATGTTATTACAGGCAGTATACCGGCAGCAATAAGGTTACTAAAACAGAAGGTAAAGGAATATGGCTTATGAAGACAACTTTTGACATATCAGATATCTTGTATCCGATTATAAACGTAACATCTGTTACAAGCACGATTGACGGCAGGGTTTACAGGGATAAAAAGCCGTTAAACTCTGAACTGCAGGATATTGTTATTATTCCTTTAACCAACCCTAACGGTGATGAAATTATACAGTTTCCGGTATATATGGTTAATTGCTTCTGCAAAAACTTTGACAACGGATTGCCGAATATTACCAAACTGAAAACAATTACAGATGCCGTAATAAAGGTTATTGAAGCTTACAGTGCCACAAGTAATTATTATGTCTTTGAAATTACTAATCAGACTGTTATGCAGGATACAGACCAGATAAGCATGAGCTATGTGAATATAAGGCTAAATTGTTTTATAGAAAAATAATAAATAATAAGTAATAAGTAATAAGTAAATGAGGTGAGTAAAATGAGTGATACCAGATTAATCGGGATTGAATCAATAAGAGTTGGACCGACTTTAAGTTCTCTTGAAACAATACAGTATATAGTTCCTGACAGTGCACATCTTGTCATAAATGCACCTTCTGTTACTGACTTATATTGTGATGATAAAGAGGTTGCAGATATACAGGTGCTTTCTGCAGGGAAAAAGACTATTGAGTTTGCTACAAGAGATATGGACACAAGTATCTTTGAGCACGCTTTTGGCGGTACGGTAACTACAGCAACAACTAACGGCGTTTGGGAATCTCCCACAGGGGCAACAGTAGTTAATGAAAAAGCCTTTGAACTAATATCTAAAACCATTAACGGGAAACAGCTGAAAATCGAGATAAAGAGGGCTTCTTTATATGCTGGTGCGGACTTGAGATTTACCAAAACTGAATCAGGGCAAATAACGTTTACCGCAGATGTATTGCTGCCTGATACTGGAGTACCGATAAAAGTAAGTACATTGGGTGCTTAAATATATATGACATTGGTTTACCATGCTCTATGTATAAAATATGTAAAATCAGATTTGCCCGCTACTGGGATAACTGTACCAGGGCGGGCAATATTTTAGAAAGGAGTTGTTATGGCAAAAGACAATAAGAGTAAAGAAGGCAAAAAATATGTTGAAGATAAAAAGGATAGGGAAGTTAACAAAGATATGCAGGGGAAAAAAGCAGAAACCGAAACCACAGATACCACAAGTACAATAAGAAATACAATAGATTCAGTTCTGGAAAAAGGTGTTGACTTTACCATTAAGGTACAGAAACAGAATATACTGCATAAACTGCATATACTGCCGACAGAGAGGCAATTTGTTATCTATCCGTTAAACATGGGGACAGTGCTTAAAATTAGTGAAATATTGTTTGATTTAAACACTGATGAACTGGATGAGCCGTTAAATAATCCAGATAAGGAAAAGGATAAACAGTTTAATTTTCTTGAGGCTGGAGTTAACCAGATTATCGAGAATAAAGACAAGGTAATCAAAATAATTGCTTATGGTATTACCAACAGTAAAAAAGAGCCGTCAAGGCAGTTGGTTAACTTTTTAGACAACAATTTAAATGCAAAGGAAGGGCTAAAGCTGGTTACCCTGATAGTACAGCAAATGAACGTTTCCCCTTTTTTAGCTTCTTTGGTCTCACTAAAGGGGATGAATCTGATGAAGATGAAGAAACGAGAAACAACCCCTGGAGAATAATAGGCGGTTTAATGCACTATTTTCCAAGTATGACTATGGAAAACATTCTCTGGGATTACAGCTATACCAATATTGTAATGCTTTTAAGCTCTGTACCGAAATATGACGCTAAAGAGGATAAGAAGAAGAAGGCGAAAGAATTGGAAATTAAAGATATAAGTGAATTAGAAGGATTAATTTAAAAAGGAAGGATGATATGAATAAACCTAAATTATCAATTTGCATAATAGCCAAAAACGAAGAAGGTAATTTGCAGAGATGCCTTGATTCATTATTGCCTATTATCAATATGAAAGATGACAAAACATTAGAGCCGTTAACTGAGTTGATTGTTGTAGACACAGGATCAACGGACAGAACGGTTAATGTTGCCAGAAAGTTTACTGATAAAGTTTATGAAAAAGAATTTATCCCCTGGGATTTCAGCAAGGCACGCAACTACAGCATATCCAAAGCAACAGGTGAAAGAATTATGTATGTTGATGCAGATGAGGAATTGACACAGCGGTCTATCTATTTTCTGGAAAATGTAATACTAAATCCACAGTATACACAGCCAACTATTTTTGTAAAGCTATGCAACTTTTACACAAAGGATTTAAAGCAGTATTCAGAAATGATGCAGCCGAGAATATTCAACAATGACCCTGATTTCCACTTTGAACAGGCAGTACATAACAAGCCGGTATGTAAAGCTCCGTATCTGTTTGCAAATGATGTAGTGTTAAACCATTACGGATATATTTTCCAGGGCGACAAAGGAGAAAAGTTATTTGCCAATAAAATGGCACGCAGTTTACCGATGCTGGAAGAAGAATATAAAAAGAATCCGGATAATCTGCATAACCTTACCCATTTAGTCAAAACCTATTATGTCAAAAAAGACTTTGACAGCACTATAAAATACGGCGAAATATGGGTAAAGCAGATGAGAAAAGAAGAATTCAACGAAGGTTGGAATGCCTTTTTAGAGGTATTTGTTGACCTTGTAGGGGCATATTTGGCCAGAGATGATGTTAAAAATGCCGAAAGAATAGAAAGAGAAGCATCTCACTACTCTAATCGAATATCGCAGATTTATTTAATGCTTGGAAATTACTGGACTGGTAAAGACAATGACAAGGCAAAAGACTATTTTGAGATTGCAATAGATATCTGCAAAACCGAAGGCTCTTTATATGACAGCTTATTAATTAGTAATTCAAAAGCAGTATTGCCTGAGATATTTAACTGGCTGGCTATTTACTACTTTGAAAAAGGTGATTACAAAAAAGCAGGGGATTGCATGAATGAAGGTATAACACTTAACAAAGGGCGGTTGCCCTTGCGGTGGGACATATATAACGCTACCAAAGAGGCAAGGGAACGGTTATTAAAGGTTTAGACTTATTAGACAAGGCAAGGTGATTTAAATGGCCTTAGACACAGGACATTCGCTATATTGGAAGACTGGAATTGACAATCAGGGACTAAAAAAAGGCTCTACAGAAGCCAAAGGAATATTACGCACTTTATCCAAAAGTGTAACAGGTATGGACATATTTGCCGGATTGGGTATAAGTGCAACTATTGCTTTTACCAAAATGAGTAAAGAAGCTTATGATTTCTCCAAAGAATTCGAATCGGCAATGAAAGAAGTGCAGACTATCTCTGAAACTGTACAAAAAAATTATGCCGGTGTATCTAAAGAAATTATCGAGATGACTAAAACAGTTCCGGAAAATGCCAAAAACCTTGCCAAAGGTTTGTACCAGATTGTTTCCGCAGGTTATGACGGAGCTGAATCAATGGACATCTTAAGGCAATCTGCTGAACTTGCGGTTGCCGGAGTTACAGACACTTTTACCGCTGCTGATGCTATAACCTCTATCATGAATGCTTACGGTGAAGCTGCTGGAAATGCGGAGAATATATCAGACAAGCTATTTACCACAGTAAAGCTCGGAAAAACATCAATGCGTGAACTTGGGCCGGAGATTACCACCGTAACAGGACTTGCTGCACAGGCTGGTTTAGCTTTTGATGATTTAATGGCCATAATTGCTCAAGGCGTTAAAACTCTTAAAACTCCAGAGATGATGACAGGCCTTAGGGGTATGTTAACCGCTATAATCAAGCCAACTACAGAAGCTGAAAAAGTTATTGAAGACTTAGGCATTCAATTTGATGTTGCAGCAATCAAGACAAAAGGATTTAAAGCGTTCTTAACCGATGTTATGGAAGCTACTAATGGCAATATTGAAGTATTAAGTGAACTGTTTCCTAATGTAAGAGGTCTTGCAGGTTTATTGTCTGTTGCAACAGAAGAAGGGGAAGCTTTTAATCAGGCCTTAGAGGCAATGGAAAATTCAGCAGGTGCAACAACCGAAGCTTTTAAAACAATGATGGACTCTACAGAAAATCAGTTAGCGATACTGCATAATAATGTTATGGCAAAATTAAAGCCAATCGGAGACAGCATGCTCTCTTTCATGAACAACATAGCAAGGGGCATAAATGATGTTATGACAGGGGCAAAAGACAGCTTTACCGACTTACAGCGCAGTTATGTAGAATTGACTGATGCTTTAGAAAGCAGAAAAAGCAGAATCGATGATTTAATACTTACTATTGAGGGATTAAGAAAGAAAACCGAATTAACCAAAGATGAATCTGTTGAATTAAAGGCAGCTGAAGAAGCTTTAGCTACTTATTTTCCACATCTTAAAAGTGCTGCTGAAGGTGCTGCTGGCGGTATAGATATCTTAAATATTGCAAAACAGGAATCCTATAATTTAAGTGTAAGAATTATGGAGCTTGAACTTGAGCAGGCAAAAATAGACAAAATCAGAGCTGAAATAGCCTTAAAAGAATATCAGCTACAGGAAGACCGTTCACAAAAAGAAATAGAACGGCTTGAACTGCAGATGAAATATCGCAAACAGGATATTAAAGACAGTATGAGTATACTGGAAATGGCTAAAACTACTAATGAAGAAATGGAAAAGATTCTGGAAAGTGATACCGAATATTTAAAATTACAAAATGAATTATCCATAGCTACAGAAGGCA